AGCCTTTTGTTACCGAAATACTGGGTATTTTCAGGTTTGAGAATATCTTGCCGATCGACAGCGGGAATAGGCCTTTGATTCTGCTGATGATGCCTGACAGTTTGCTTCTTGCGGACTCAATCGGCTTCATGATAGCGTTCTTGACTCTGTTCCATACACCACGAACTTTTGCCACCAAGCCAACAAACGACAGTTTACCAGTGACAAATTTGACGAGCAGATTGATCGTCCTAATGACTCCGGATGCCACAGCGGACACGATGCGGATGATACCCTTTATGACCGGAATGCCCTTCCGGACGACACTCCACACTCTGTTGAGTCTCCCGACAAGAACGCCGATGACCGTCATGATAAGCCTGATTGCCGGTACCACTAACGGCATGACAGTGGAGATGAGCGTCCCAATGGTCTGTCCGATCTGAATCAGTATCGTCTTCAGCGGTGCCATCTCACTTGTGCCGTTGCCAAGTTCCGTGAACACCGTTCCAAGACCGTCCATGATAGGCCCGATGATGGACCCGACGACCTGCCCGAGCACGGACGCACCAGACTCAATCTTGCCCATGAAGCCCATAAGGTTGTTCATCAGTGGCAGCAGCCTCCCGGCAAATGAATTAGCATCATCTGAAGACCCCAAAAGGTTCGCACCCATTCTGGAGATGGACGCATTGATGTTGGAGATGGCTCCGGTGATGGTTTTGGACCCAATCGTCTTCGCTGCACCGCCCATGCCGGCCTCGATAGCGTTCTGGAATGATTCCACATCTATCTCGCCATTCTGGATGGACGTTCTCAAGTCATCCATAGACTTGCCAGTCTCTTTCGCCAAAAGCTGCCAGATAGGTATGCCCCTGTCAGCAAGCTGGTTCATTTCCTCTGTGGTGACCTTGCCATTGGCGGCTACCTTGTTGAAGATGGAACCCATCTCGCCCATGTCGATGCCGGCTACCGCTGCAGCGTCGCCCATGAGTGTCAGATACCGTGTTAACTCCTTGCCCGGTTTGATGCCGGCCGCGGTTGCCGAAGCAGCTGCGGTCATGGCAGCATCCATGCCGTATGCAGTACCCTTAACGGCTGCGTTCGCGTTTTTGGATATCTGCTCCACCGTTTTGGTGCTGTTGCCCAGCGCGGTCAGTTTTGCCTTTGCGTTGTCTATCGCGGTCATCCTGGAGAAGCCTTTAGTGAAGACTGCCCCAATGGATGTTGCGATGCCGACAGCCCCCATGGCCTTGACCGCTGTCTTGCCGAAGCCAGCGGCGAACCCTTTACCAGATTTGCCGCCAGCGTCCTTTGTGATGCCGCCAAGTTCACTGGTCAGTTGACTGGCTCCGCCTCGCATTGACGGTATGACTGTTATATATGCTTTACCAAGTTCAGCCATAGTAAGTTACTCCTCATTGATTGATGGCCATCCACGCATCCATGAAGTCGTTGCCAGTATCGAACGCCACCGGCTTGTCCGGTTGCTCATCCTCTATCTGGTACAGCATTTTGGTCACGGATGGCAGGTCTTTGTCATCGCCCAGCAGCTTCCGCACCGCACACAGATGGTCGGCTATTATAGCCAATATCGTATTGGTTGTTGAGGCTTTCGCCTCTGTGGTTTTCATTGAAATTCTCGATGTATCCCTTAAACCGGCGGCTAAGGTCGCGACCAGACGGACCGGAAGCGACCTATAGTCATATATGTGATACGTTTCGGCAAGGTCACATATCAGTGCATCCTCGTCATTGCGTATCATGCCGGCAAGGGCCATCAGTTTTTTCCCGAATCACACGCCTCAAAGATTTTCTCCAGTTCCACCATGATGTCCGTCACGCGGACCTTGCCATTCTTCTCTGCGACGTGATTCTCCAGTCTCCCCAGCTGCTCATCGCCCAGAATGGTCTGGGCAACGTCTACAGCCAGTTGACCGTTACCATTGTCAATGGCTCTGATTTTCTTCAGAAGCATCCAATCGTCAAACACGTTCGGATCCACCTCAAACTCAAAGCCAGACGATGTTGTGCCTTTAATCATTGTCATTGTCCTCCTTTATGGTTTAGGACGCGGCTTTGATGTACTCGTAGTGAGTGTTTCCAGCCGTATCCGGGAACGCCGTGATGGTGACCTCGTAGCCAGTGACTTCGTTGTCCTTGTATGCGATCTCACCGATCTCGGTGATCTTGCCTTTAGGAATTACGACTCTCTTGGCTGTGTTGTTGCGGAGGATCATGTCAACGACCCACGCACGTTCGGCCAGTTCATTACCGCTTGCATTGATTGTGATTCCATCTGTCAGAGTTCCGGACACGTTGCTTGCGCCGTAGACCTCTTTAAGGACATCGACGTTCAGCGTCTCGATCAGAGTGAACTTGAACGTGTCTGTCTTGGATGTCTGCGGACTCAGGACTACCTGACCGCCCCATGCCTTGATTTCCTCTGTTTCGATGGAGTTCTCATTTGTCAGCCCATCCTCGCTGATGTAGCCCAGCGAAGTGAATCCTGTAAGCGTGGCACTTGTAGACGTAGGCAGTGTTGCGGTGGTCGCTCCGACATTGACTGCACCGCCAGCCGCCGGTTTGCCAGCACTTACGTTAGTTACTGTATTGGCCATAATCTATCTCCTTGATTAGTAGTGAGTTACGTCGTATACGCACTGATAGCGGTACCGTTTGGTGTCCGTGTCAGTGAAGTTGTAGTCAGAGTCATAAGCGGCCTTGGTGACTTCCGGCTCTTCTGTCAGCGAGTCCATTGCGGCCTTGACTGAATCATTCAGCATGGCAGCCGCCAGCATGCTCGGCCCATAGGACTGTACAGCGACGCTGGACTCCCAGAGATGGTCAGTCCTGTTTCCGCCGGTCTTCTCCACTACAACAAAGCGGTCCGGGAGGTTCGTCTCTGGGACTTCCATGTATACGTCCTGCATATTCAGTTCACCCATCAAATGGTTCAGAATAACGGTTTCTATCATGGTTACCTCCTGGACTTCAGCAGTGTGTTATTCTTCAGGTTGTCTTTCTGCGCTTCTTCAGATTCAGCCCACACGATTGCACGAGTGGCAAATACCGCTGTTTTGAAGCCTTCGCCGGCTCTGGATGCCATCTTTTCGGCTTCTTCCATCAGCATTGCCTGTACAGCAGAACTTTTACGGACTTCGTTCCATCCGGCCCAGTCCCACTCGATGTGATCGAGTTCGTATTTGTCACTCATATCGTTCCACCTGTATCTTAGTGTTCCACTCCAGCGGTATCATGTCATCGATGCCCTTGAGTGGTTCGCCGAACGTCTTGAAAGTTTCCCCGAAGAACTCCACTTTTTTATCCTTCCAGTCGTGGTTGTCTCCCTTTGGAATCCCCAAGGTGTAAACAGCCTTCTTACCGGTCAGATTTACGGTTTCTAAAGTTTCGGACGTGGATGCCGGCGAGACCAGCACGTTGTCGACCTGTACGGCCTGTTCCGTGTATACCGGCCTGTTGAACGCATCCTTTCCGGTTTGTGTCTTTGTGTACAGAGTGACCGTTATTCCTTTGAGCATGGACATAAGTCAATCACTCTCCTTTGCTGTCTTTTCAGACCCAGCCTCGCCAGTTCGGTCTTCTTAATAAAAAGACCTCCGCCCGGAACCAGATAGGTCCCGGAAACGGAGTATCCCAATGCAGATTGTGCGAACTGCGTGGCAGGCTCTTGGTCTGTAGATGTCATCAGCGTTCTGGCTACCACATCAACAGTTACTGACTTGGCAACATTGGCAAGCGCAGGGTTTTCCCACACCATCTCGTCAAGGTTCTTCCCGACCTTCTCCGCTTCAACGCGAAGCGAATCACAGACGATTGGGATGAGTGCTTCTGCCCTCGTTGCTTCGTCAGTTGTCAGCGGTCTCCATAATGCCGTTACATCAGATACTGTCGCGAAGTCTGCCATGTTACCACCTCACTAATTAAGCGTTGTGGTAAATAACAGTGGTTGCCTGAGTGATCTTGTAGCCGAATGCTTTTCTGCCCTGAACAGCACTGCATCCGATGTGAGCACCGTCAGCCAGGTCATAAACACCTACCGGAACATTCCAGGCGTCTACGAAGTGGCAGAAGTCGCTGTTGCCAACTACATAGTTGACTGTCTTCTGCGAAGAGCCGGAGCCTGTTGTCAGTCCATTCAGGTTGATTGCTTCGTAAACCGGAATGCCAGCCAGTCTTCCCATGTAACCAGCGCCCAGTTCACCGACGTTAGCTGTAGCAGCCACGAACTCCGGAGACTGGATAAGCAGCGCATAGGTGTCAGAAGTAACTGCGATCCACAGCTTCGCCGGGTCTACCTTTGCTTTCTTGGCTGTCGCAACGTCAGTAACGATCTTCTCGTATACGTTTGCCTTTGTCAGCGCAGTGGTGTCGCTTGAAGCAGTGCCATGAGCGATGAGGTCAGCAGCAAGAGCTGCGTCAACGACGTTCGCCAAAGCATAACCAGCACTGTCGAGTCTCTCAGCTACCATTCCATCCGGAACAGCCGCAGCCATGAATCCGTCAATCAGTTCGTTGACAGCGTAGTCATTATCCAGAATCAGCGGCTGGTATGTGGTTGCCGGGTTGCTGATAGCCAGGCCGGTTGCGGTAACATAAGCACCAGCAGCAGCCTCAGTTCTTACCGGAATCTTTACAGCGCCGGAAGTGGCAGCGCCGTCATGTCTCTGATTGAAAATAGCAGCGAAAACAGAATTAGCTCTCAGTTTTGCGTCTACGATCTTGGAGTAAGTCTCCATCTTGTTGGTATCCTGTGCCATTTTTTTCTCCTTATAGCGTGATATTAGGATTTAACTTCTTGAAGGCCGCTGTAACCCCATCATCTTCCTTTGGGGCTTCCGGGTTGAATGCCGGCTGTGCCTTCTGTGTCCCGACAAGGTTCTTCAGTGATTCCGCGCTCTGTCTGATTGCGTCCTCGTCGTCACCTTGCAAGAACTTGGTAGCGTCCAGTGAAAGTCCGTACTCACTCGCAATCTTCGTTTTTACCGAGTCGATCTCGTATTTCGCGATGGTGCCATCTTTCTCTGTCAGCTGTGTCTGCAGATTTTCTTTGTCTTCGGTCAACGACTTGATCTGGTCATTGAGTCCGGTTAGCTGCGTGCTCAGTTCCTCGGTCTGCTTCTGCAGGTCTTCTGGTGATATCCACCCATCGAACTCCTTGCGCCCGATCTCTTTTCCTTCAAGTCTTGCCTTGCCGACAAGCTGATTCACTTCTTCCTGAGTGAATGTTCTTTCTTCTGCCATGTGTACCTCCCACTCTTAACCGTTGTAGTCACGTTAGTTTTGCTTATTAAAAAAGCAGACCCCATTGTCTGCCTCTTAATAACTGATTCTTTGCTTCTTCCTTTCCTTGCCCTCTGAGCATTGCCAGATAGCTAATATCGACGATTCGAGCAAGCCAATCTCCATCTGTTCAAACTGCGCCCTGTACCCGAATCCGCCTCCGGATCCTATTGAACGTTTCTCGCAGTTGGTCGCGACCTGTGTCAGTGACGGCTGGTCCATGTGGCATATCTCCTGTGCGAACATCAGCTGTTCAAATTTCGCATTTGCAATGACCACTTCCTTGACTGTCGGAAGAATCACGCCGCGAATCTTTTGGACTTCTAACTCCGCTTTTAGGAGATTCTGTGCACCTTGCCCGTCTATCACTACGGCCTCCGGGTTGACCTCGCAGATGAAGTTGACCATCCATGCGTTGCCGTTCCGGAGGCTCTGACAGTCGACCGCCTCAAAGAATATCTTTCCGTCAGCGGTCTTGCTTGCTATAGATAACGATGCCGACAGTGCGGAGAACTTCACACCGATGTACAGACCGCCGGTCAGTTCGGGTGGTTCTTCGCACTTCAGGCCTGACCACTCCGGTACGGTTATCACTGATTTTAGATTGTGTTTCGACCAGTAGCCAAGTCTCTGGATGTTGAAGTCCAGAGCGTCTGACTTATCCTCAGCCCGAATTTTACGTTCATTGAGGTGGTAGCCCATTGCCGGGTTGGTTTCGTACCACAGGTCGACATCGTTAACGTCTGCCATGTACTCCACAGACCATTCCGCCCATCCGGTGTCTTCAGCGCGACCCTCAAGGCATTCGTTACGGAGTTTCATGAACACCGTTCCGCTGGAGACCATAGTCGGTGGCGTTCCGCAGAGGATTATCTGCGGGTTCATACTGTCGGTCACCACATACTGCAGTGAACTCTGCTGGTCATCGGTGTACTCCTGAGCCTCATCCACAATGAGCGTGTCAAAGCCCTCACCAAGTCCGCCCTTCGCGGTCCTTGTTCGGAAGTCCACTGAACCGCCAGTATCCAGGAGTGTTATCTTCTCAAGGCCAAACTGCTTTGCGTAGGTGTATGACTTCTCGTAGGTCTCGCCCTGTTTGATACGCTGGACTTCGGTGTACTCCATCTCCCTGAGAAGCGTTGCCAGCCTTAAAGCAGCCGATGATGAAGTGGTTGCCCTGTGTGCCGTGTGGAGCACTCTCCGGCCTCTGAACAGATCATCCAGTTCGATGATGGTTAGGATCTCGCCTTTGCCGTTCCGCCTTGGTAACTGATAACCAAACTTGGAATGGACGAACAGGCCTTCGTCATCCACCGCCCGGATGTCATAGACCATAGCCTCTTGCCACGGTTGCGGTACCTTACCTGTCTGCCGATATAACTCTATGGCTTCTTCGCCCAGAGTGTTTGTGTAAGGAAGCACAACGGAACTGGTAGGAGTCTGGCGGCCATATCTGGTTGCCATGTCCTACCTCCGTCTTATTTGAAATGCCGTTCAGCCTGTCCGTTTCGACCGCCTCGCCACTCCTCATTGAGTATTTTGCGAGCCTCTTCCCTGCCGTACATCTGTCTGCGCCTACGCAGTTCCGCACTTCTGGAGTGGCTGAAGACCTGGCCTGTATTCCACAGGATTTGGTCCTTGTCCTTCTCTCCTTTGGCAAGCGCGGTCACTCTGCCCTGCGCCAGCCTGTTCGGATAGTACAGGACCGTACATGTGCACCCCTGATGTCGCGCAAAGACTCTTGATGGTTGTTCGCCATAATCCCACACACCTTCCAAGTCCTTACACCAGTCGGTGTGCTTCGTATCGTGGTTGCTATACCTGCCAGACCATTTGCGTGCGATTATCGGCTCAAGGCCAGCCTGTTTCTGGAAGTCTGCATTAGACTTGACCCAATCATCCACCACAGATAGCGTGAATGTTTTAACATCCTCGCCCAGAGCGACCTTCATTGCTTCCGGTCCGTCAGCTTTTACAAAGTTTTGTTTGATGGTGCCGATTCTGCCAGAATTGATTTCTGGCGCAATAGCGTTTATCCCGACACCGGCCATGGAGTTGAGTTCGTCCTGTACTGTCTCGCAGACGATGGACGATAATCTGAAGTTTTGCGTCAGCATCCTGTCGACTATCTGCTCCGCTATCTCTTCCAGATCTACGCCCTCAGGAAGCCCGTCCACCATGTCAGATAATGTTGTCCGCAAGATGTCCCCGACAGCCAGCGAGAACTTGTGCGCATCTTCGTAAGTGGCTACACCCTGGCGTATTCGCCTGTAAACACTCTCAATGCGCTTGTCCTTCTCGAACAGTTCGGAGAATTCCTCCCGGACCCGCTTTTCTAAGTTTTCTGCCATTAACACCTCCCTGCTTTAACCGGAGCAGTGCCGTAATAGTGTTAACCCTATATACCTGTCAGATCCTTCAGCTTATCCTCAGTGAAGTAATCTGGGAAGGCTTGCTGTAATTTAATCATCGCGTCCCCGATGCCGGACAGAGCAGAAGCGTCCGGCTCAAACACCGGTTCCCACTTCGGCGTGGTCAGATAAAACTGGTCACGCCTGTAGGACTGTCCGTCTCTGACACACGCAGCCAGATAGCCGGCATTGAGGAAGCCACTGCCGAATGACCTCTGTGCAGCCCTCGCCCGGAGCCTCAAGTTTTCATGTGACGCTTTGATTGCTTCGGAACTTGACGGATTCCCGGACGCAAAGCCCAGGTCATCCAGAGTCAGCCCCGTCTCGCCGGCGAACAATGAAGCAAACATCTTTAGCTGTTCAAGATGCGGACCCATCGTCTGCTGCTGGAACTGGCCGACCACCGGGTGGTCACCGTCCTGGTCCTTAGTTATCTCCAGAATCGCACTCATGGCAGCCGACCACTTATCTATCGGCTCATCGTCCGGGTCAGTGCCAAGAACGTACTTCTGCGGAACGCTGTAGAACTCTGCAGCTATCTCTGACCGCTTCACCGTCCTCATGGCGGAATCCACGATGCTCATACAGGCCCGGCTGATGTGCGAGTGTCCAAACGGCCTTGTTGCGTCCGGTCTGTTCACGATGGGCACCAGAAGCGGATACGGAGCGTCATGTTCAAACGTCACCACTCCGTTAGTGCCAGCGGTGTAGATCTCTGTCCTGTACGGCAAGAAATACGCCTCTATCGTCGGCTGTCCGCCTTCGTCCACGTCCAGGACCGCATAGCCTTCCTGAAGCATCCCGGTGATCGGATCCATCGTTCCGGTTGCTCTGCCGCCGTCAATGACCTGTAGCCTCGGATAGCCGTTCTCATCCTGGCTGATGTAGATGAAGTCGCACGAGCTGATGAGCGCGCCAAGCACCGAAGACGGGAACAGCACGTCCGGGTTGTTCATCCGGTAGATCTCGTTGATGTTAAAGTTGTCGTCCGCGAACTCCCGGAACACCAGCCGGTCCGCCAGCGAATCCACTGCCTTTGCACACCATCCCAGACAGTTCATCCAGTACCGCAGACTCGGCGGTGTGCTGATCTGGAAGTCATCTGCAAGGTGCTTCATGTCATAGTGCTTGTATCTGGTCAGCACTCTGGTGCGTTTGGTCTGCAGCTTTTGTCTTAAGTAATCGATTCCATAAATCATTTTAGTTTACCCTTTCGGTATTATGTAAACTGCGAGATATAATCCCAATGACAGCGTGAAGGTCAGAGCCGCCGGGTCAAGGGGTGGGGTGCCCCCATATTTAA